TACGTATGTTAGTTAGACTAGCTTGGAATGTTCCTAGTATAGTAGCTAACCTTATCTTCTCTACTATATCTACATCACTATCACCACTACGTACTACTACTTCAGTTAGGTTACAGAACTGTCCGTCCCTTAATATGATTTCACTACAAGGGTTACATCCAAACTGGTGGTTAGTATCTCTCCTACCTGTCTTCTCTACTTGTGTAACTGCAGCTTGTCTGTTAAATATACCACGTTCACCTGACTTACTTTCATATAATCCTAACCATTCAGACATAAATATTCCTATGTCAGGTTTCTCTGTATAACATACACTGTTGTTAGCTAGTGCCATCTCAGGTGTATCGCTCCACCATTGACCTGACTTGGCGTGTCTCATTCTTTCGTCTGTTAGATTAGATAGTGAGATGAGTGCTGACCTACGTACACCACCAACTACTACTATCTCTGCTATCTTACACATCAGTCTATGACACTCATAGCTCGTAAGTTTACGACCTGATGCTCTCTTAAATAAATCTACAGAGAAATGGAACAGTTCATTCAGAGGTTCAGGACCACTAGCCCTACCACCAAAGGTCTTAAGCCTTGCACCTTTAGGTCTGACATTAGACATATCCCATTGAGGTACACTACCCTTCCATATACTAGCTAGTAGTTCTTTATATGCTTGTTGCCATCCTTCCTTACTATCAGTAACTCTGATTACCTTGTCATTCTCTGTGAACATAGCAGAGACTTCAGGTAGTTTATTTATGTGTTGTCTCTCTACGCTGAACCCAACTCCTGTACCGTGCATCAATATGTATAGACACTCATCGAATGCTTGAGGACTATCCACACTTAAGTAAGCACAGTTGTATCCTGCTATATGGTTCTTCTCTAAAGCAGGACCTGCAGTCATCAGTGCTCTCATACTAGGCATTATCTTTAAGTTAACTACTGCATTCTCTAGTTCTTTCCTAGTTGTAGGTGTCAGCTTATACTCGGTGTTCTCTTCTAGGTGTTTCTCCATAAAATCGAAGTACCTACATACTGTCTCCTTCCAAGTCTCTCTTCTTTTCTTTTCAGGCAACCACCTAGCGTACCTGCTTAATGCTATGAAGTTCTGATAGTCTGTTGGTAATTGGTTCATTCTCTTACTCCTCTCTTTTTTTGTTCTTTCTTTTTGTTTAAGAATACTTTAGTATGCCATATCCTATCATACCTTAAAGCATATTTCAGTTTGTTTATTAGAGGATGTCGTTTCTTCTTCAATCTTCCTCTCCTGCTATTTGTATATCTAACATCTCTACATCACCCTCTTGATAGGATTTATAGGTTAATCTTCCTTCGTGGTGCATAAGTATTCCATCTAATATACCACGCTCATATCTTTTCTCACCGTGTCTGTGTAGTAAGTAACCACCTATCACAAACATAGCTAGTTGAAATAACATAAAACTATCCATAGTCATCATCGAATTTTCTCCTCTTCTCTATTAACCTATCTTCAAAAGCATCTAACAATTCTTCAGTAGTTATCTCTAACTCCTCACATATAAGACACTCATCGTACCCTTCAGCATTTATCCTCTCTTTGAGTTCTTCAACTGTTATCATTAGCTTTCACCTCCTGTCTCAGTTTTTGTAGATACCAACTGGCTTTCTCTAAATCTTCTAATCCATTCTTATTTTTGTATCTAGATATATACTTAATAATGTTTCCCTCTAGGTAATTGAACTTTTGGTCTAGGATGAAGTCTATCACTTCTCTTTTCCCTTGCTTGTAATGGTCTGGATTTATTTTGTTGTTGCTGTCCATTTCTTCAACTCCTTTACCTCTTTAGTGGAAAATATTTTTATGTGGTATTTAGCGCACCACTCCCTGTAAGTTATCTTCCCTCCTTTACGAGTCTTCTTGTCAGGGTTAGGCATCAGGAATATTAATTCTTTACCTTCAAAACCACACTGTTCAGCTATAGCCCTATACTTTTGAGTATCTCCTGTCCTGAAGAAACCTTTCACCTCTATCAGGTACTTACCTTTAACGAAGTCAGGTGTGTAGTTTCTCCTTATAGTATAGGCGAGTCGAGAGGGTTCATACTCCCAACTCTTACCTAATAACTGATGACATTCTTTCTCTAACTTACTCCTATACTTATTATTGTTAGTCATTGTTATAGAAATTATCTAACTTGTTGCCGTCCTTATCCACCTCTATTACGTTAGGTGTGTTGACTACTTTAGTTAAATATCTAGGACCATTAGAATATATGAACGTCCTTAATTTAGGGTGACAGTGGTGCTTATAAGAGCAGTAGCTACATCCTACAGGTAACTTCTCATTACCACTCTTACCATCAGCCACAGGCTCATAGCATTTCTTTGGTGGTTCAGGGAACTTAACTATATTCTTTATCTGTTTAATCCTATTGATTATATTGAAGAAGTTTAGTTTAGTCCAGTACCAAGCTGACTCATCCTCCATATCATATTTCAATAAGGCTAGGTGTCCATTGGTTTTATCCATAGCTAACCAACCGAACTCCTTCGCTCCTTCAGCGTGAGCATACCCTTTGATTTGGTCTATGTATCCGAATGGGTCATCATTAATCAGAGAGCCATCCTTGAACTTCTTCATACCATAAGGGGATGTAGACTTAACATCTACTAGAAGACCATCTATCTTACAGTCCATAGAACCTTTGATACCTGCTACTTCTACTCTCTTCTGCTCATCAGTAACCTTATGTCCTGATAATTTAACTAGAGCTAGTACCATCTCTTCTATGATATGACCATACAAGAATTTAATTCTAGTGTGAGGCATTAGTTCCTCTCCCTTATAACCATTATAAGAATACCATAACTGTCTATCCTTCTTACCTATGTTAGACATCCTTAACTTACGTCTATCGAACTCGTGTTCGGTTATGTTATTACGCAATATTTGTTTCATATTCTCACCGAAACTCTCTATTGCTTCTTCGACATCTACACCTTCAGGAATTTCCTTGGTGTCTATCAAATGATATATGTCATCTATTAGTGTGTCTGTGCCCACGTTTTACCTACCTTATATTCACCATCCAAAGGACAGTTTAGTTTAAAATCTAGACCTGCTCTCTTGATACAATCAACTGCAAGTCCTCCTAATTGTTCTGCTTGTTTCTCACATACCTCTAATTGAAATTCATCGTGAACATTGAGAACAAATTTATAATCTATCTTGTATATTCTAGCGTACTTCTCTAACAAAATCAGAGCTTGTTTCATCACTATAGCACCTGCTGATTGTAGCAATACATTCAATGCACTATGTTGTGACCTTATGATTAGTCTTCTCCCATCGAGACCTTTAATCCAACCTTTTGTGCTTCCGTTGCTAACTTGTTTTCGTAGAGTCTTAAGTGATGGCGTATTATCAAGGAACTTGCTTTTAAGTTTAGCACCATCCTTCGCTGTTCCACTGACGACTTCCCCGATTTTTCTATCTCCTGCTCCATAAAGGAAGGCATATATGAAAGTCTTTGCCTTATCTCTTGATTGAAGTCCTGCAGCCATTTGGTTTGCTTTGTGTATGTCTCCATCCACTACCTCCTTTGTGTATTCTTTATCATTCATATAATGTGCTAACATCCGTAACTCTAGACCACTAGCATCTACTCCTACTAACTTCTTACCTGTAGGTACAGTCCATAACTCCCTACATTCCTTACCGTACTCTGAATAGACAGCAGGTACTTGAGCCAAGTTAGGATTAGAATGTGTCATCCTTCCTGTTATAGCACCACAAGTATTTACTCTACCGTGTATCCTACCATCATCAGTAACTGATTCTAACCAACTCCTCACCATAGCTAATCTTTTAGTTAGAGTTAGGTACTCCACTATCAACTTAACTTCAGGTATATTTACTCCCTCTAATACCTTCTCATTAACTATGACACTACCTTTTTCAGTGAACTCTCTAGGATTCCAACCGAAGTGCATTAGATATCTAGCTATCTGTTGTCTACTACCTAGATTAAATTCAGGATAATCTATATATCCCCACTCATCATCCTCATCGAAGTGAGCACCCTTATCTAATTGTTTCTGATATGCTAGGGAATTAGAACCATCCTTACGTTTAGGATTCTTGAGTACATTTAATACTACCCAAGTAGGTAGAGGTTTGAATACCTTACGTACTTTATTCTCTATATCTAGAACCTTCTCTTTCAGTTCAGCTAATAAATCATAAGCCTTACGTTCATCGAAGAGTACACCATTCTGTTCCTGCTGTTGTATTATTTCAGCTACCTTATGTTCTATATCTACTGCTTGTTGGTCAGTTCCATCGAGTAAAATATCTAGATGATTAGATAAATCTTTAGTTACTCGTACATCCTGCTGACAATACTTCAACA